ACTTTAGCAAAATTGAGGGTGAAAATCCTGAATTAAGAAAGAGTCTGGCTTTAGAGTGCAGAAGGCTGAAGGGAACTAGAAGTATCGTAGAGACTGACATGTTAGAAAGTCTCTTGAAGTCAAAACCAAATCTTGTACAAGCCTACATTGCCGGTTTAATAGACGGTGATGGAAACATAGACACGTATGAAAATGCTGTGGCTATCGGTTTTACTAATATGTGTAAATCTTTAGTAGATTTCTTAATAAAGTATTGTGGTGGTGGTAAGTATTATTGTAAACCTACCACATTAAGATGGCAGTTGGGCGGTATGAAGAGACAGGAATCACTCCTGTTGAAGATAATGCCTTATTTGCGGATTAAGAAAGAAAGGGCAAAAACAGCTACTACCTTTTTAAGAAATCGGATAGATACACCTAGAAAATTTGGAAGACCTTTTCAAGAACTTATGATACAGCCCGAACTCACAGGTGACTGTGAGAGTGAGCCAGAGGGAACTCTGGTATCCTAAACAAAATTGACTCCGGTGGGTCTAGCACGTATGGAAGACCTTATTTCTGTTGATTTGACAGAAATGATTGAACTTCCTTCAACTGGTATTCGTTTCTTCCAGACTAATCAAGTTACAACCACACCTAGTTACAACTCTGGCGCTGGTGCATCAATCTTTACTGCTCTGCGTACCTACATCTTCGGACGTGACGGTATCTTTAGCATTAAGCTTGGAGCACAAGGCGACACAGGCTTTGGTGACGGTGAGTGGAGCAATATTAAGTGCAATGTTGTACAAAATGCTGCACCTAGCGTTGCTGATCCTGAAGGGTTGATCCCCGGATGGACTAGCTATCGTGTACATTTCACGACTTCACTTGGTCCTGATACAACAATCAGAATCCGTGAGATTGACGCTGCAAGCGCAATTAGCTAAGGCTAAGTCTAACTAATTATGTGGGAGAGAGAAATTTCTCCCACATTATGAAATAGGAGAAAAAATGGGAAACGTACAAGAGTCATATCCGGCTCAAACTACAGGTTTAGGTGTAGCGGCTAAAATCTCTGTTGTAGGTAACTTGGCAGGTGGAAGTTCAGTTCCTGGATATAACAATGTTGTTCTATCTAAGACTGGTGCTACATATGCTGGAGTAACCTATCCAGAAACATTCCAGCTTAGTCCTAACATTGAAGATGCCGGTGGAAATGAACTTACGCCGGGCACAGCATATGCTTTGACATCTGTTGCAAGTTCTAGTGGTTCTACTGCGGTGTATACAGGAACAATTGTAGCAGGAGCTAACGCCCTAGTCGGGAAGACATTCGTTGTTGCAGGTTATGTTGCCGCAGCAAACAATGGAACATTCATCTGTACAGCGAATAATGGTTCTACCACAATCACGTTGGAGAATGCAAGTGCTACGTCTGCTACAGCGCAGACAGCAACTGCAACTTCTCAGGAAGTTATTGCAGGTAATGTATACGCTTTAACATCGGCTGCAAATGCTGTTGGTGCTAATACAGTTTACACAGGAACAGTTGTTGCCGCTGCTCACAGTTTGATTGGTGAAACCTTCGTGGTTGCATCTTTCGGGACTGCGGCAGATAATGGCACATTTGTTTGTGTGGATAACAACGGAACTACAACTTTAACCCTTGCAAACGCGAATGGCGCAGCGGAGTCGGCTCAAACAGCGACTGCTACGCAGCAAGTAGCTGTAGGCGAGTATTCACTTACATATGTTGTATATGATTTTAAGACAACTAGCACAGGGACAGACAGCCCCTCAAGCACACCTGAAGCAATTGTATCAGTTAGTGCAAACGGTCTTTTGACTGCTCTTTATCCGGGCGGGAGTGTGGTAGAAGTATCATACCCAACTTTTGATAATGAGTCTGGTGTAACCGGGGCAGCATCAGGAAATCCAATGTATAACTTGCCGAAAGACAAGATTTACGCAGAGGTTTCGGTAACCGTATTACCGTAATCGTTCTAATACTGGAGGGTATTATGATGACACAAAATGATGACGTAGACAATATGGAAGTTCTACGTCATCACAATCGAGCACTGCGCAATGTTAACAAAAGCTTGCGCAGTGGTCAGAAAAGTTCTCAGGAACATTCAGATGAGTTGTTTTTGGAACTGTGCAAGTCGGAAACAGACAGTCAGATTGCGATGGAAAAAATCAGAGCGTTTGGCGGGATAGAATGCGGCTCTGGTGATTATAGTTTTATAGTCGATAAGTGCCTACAAGCCTTAAGCGCCATAGACCAAAGCAAATAATCACAGGAAGTTCTTTAGGAGATAGCATGGCCGGTGAAGGAACTAACTACTTTAATAAAAAGGTTGCACAGTATGAGCCGGTTGTATCTGCGGCTCAGCAAGCAACCGCAAAACTTGCAGCGGCAAAACAGGGACTTTCTTTGTTAGGTAAACCTAACATTACTCAGGCAGAAGCAGAAAGTTTAGTTGCTTTGTACGTTCAGGCAGAGTAAAAGACGCGGGGCTTCGGCTCCGCGCAAAGTTTTCATATATATGAAAAACCATATGATGTGGATTACTGAGTATGGATTAACATATATATGCTTGCGGTCACTTAGCCCGCGCAGGCGGTTGACTGCACTGCTTTATTCCAAGGGTCGCGGCCTTTATTTTAGAGCAGACACGTTTTTGCAAGCTGGAGGGCTTGATGACAATTACACCAGAAGAAGTCCAGAAGCTACAGGGGACACGCCTCGACGCTACGGCACCATGGGACAGCTACAGTGCAGAGTTAGATACTAAGATGACCCCGGAGTTAGCCGCTCAAGTGGCAGAGTACTCCACAAAGTATTACCAAGATGCTCCATCGAGTAATCAGTCTCAGGAGGTATTGGCAGAGTTAAAAGAAGGAAATGACGAGAATGCAAAGCAGTATCAGTGGCTGAAACCGGAAGAGTATGCAGATGTCGAAGCCAGAATCGGTAAGGTAATGACTCATGAGGAGTTCATATATAAACTTAGACGAGCCGGTTTAACATGCTTCTATAAGCAGCATCCACAACCGGACAAAGCTGTTTTGTTTGTGTCGCGCACTGGATTTTCTGAAGCTGAAGTAGCTTGTTGGGCACAAATCGGGCAGATGCCTGAATTATCGATTATGAACTTCGATCGGTATGGTATACCACTTGCAGAGAGGAGACGTGGTTGGCGTACTTGCCTTCTACAGCTAATGTTGAAAGAAATGATTACAGAGGAGATGGCAAATCGTATATTTGGTAAACCTCGTAGCGATGCGGCGTTTGATAGGTATAATGCAACGGTACAGGAGATTAGGAAGATTCACACCGGTGTACAGTAATAGATAGAAAAATAGGAGAGGAGACTATGACAAATTTGAATGATATTGCGGGAGATGTTTCTACACATTCGGCAGAGACACCAAAGCCTAGCAAGAAAATTGATGCTTTGGATGCGGAACTTAAACAACTTGCATTGGAAAATGCAAAGCTTGAACTTCAGGAGAAAACACTTAATTTACAAGACCTTCAAGAGCGCCTTGCTGAGCGTGGGATGAAGCGTGAAAACAGGCTTCAGCGAAGTGTTATCAATGGTCAAACATTGAAGCAGCTTTCCGCAATCGACAAAGCAACACAGAACCGCTGTAACCACAAGAAAGGCGGAAATGGTGCTCAGGGTGTTGTAGGCGGAAAGGGGGATGACTCTCAGTACGCCGTACTAAAGCATACGTTTGCTAACGGGGATATGTGGGTTCGCTGTTTACGTTGCGGCAAGACTTGGAAGCCTCCTGTCAGACGTGCTTATAAGACTGACGAAGCCTATAAGGGAGCATGGGCAGTATATGAGGAAGCCAAGGAATTTCAGACAAGAAATACACCTTCAAGTGCATATTTGTTCCGCTACTCGGATAATGGAGAGTTTTATAGGGAAGCCACAGAAGCTACAACATTGAAATAATAAGGATCAAACATGGCATCAATAGTTCAAATACCTTTTGTAACTAGCGCAGGCGGGAACTTCACCTTACCACACACTTTAGGTGTAGTTCCCGGTTCCGTTGTTTTTGAGTTAACCAGTGTAGGAAGTGTTTGGTTTCAGCCCACACGTTTTGACGCAAACAATCTTTATTTGATAGCATCAGGTGCAGGAGTAACAGGTTATGCTATTGTTTATGCCAGCGGAAGTCCATTTCTTTCTTCATCTGTTTTTGGAAATTCAACAATCCAGCTTCAAGAAGTTGTAGATGATGCATCTACTTTAGGAGATGTAGCCCCCGCCCTTGCGACGGGTGGATTTTCTATGTCACCAGCATTATCTATTGCCAATGATGTTATGCAGGCAATTATCAATGGTGGAAATGCAGGTCAAGCATATAACTGGAAGTGGAATCGTTATAATCTTCCTACATTCCCAGTAAACAGTGTGCAGCAAGACTACTTTATCCCGAATTTGTTTAATATTGGTTGGCTTGAGAGTGCATGGATGGTAGATATTAACCAGACATCGGTTCCTAAGCAGAGATTTCCAATTGAGATCGACAAGGACTTGTTGGTAACTAATAACCAAGGTGGATATACGGCCAAGGTTTCGTGGTTGCCGAACAGTATGTTGATGACAGGAACATGGGGAGCAGCGCCACAAGGACCAACAGCAGGAAATCCAAGCGGTCAGATTACTGTATCCGGTCCCAGTATGAGCGGGCAGCAGAATCCGGGTCCGGGTGTAATATATACTAATCCTCTTGGAACTTTGCTTACTCCATATAATGCTACGACTGCAATACAAGACCCCAATGGAAACTTATGGTGTCTTACAACATATGGAATTTGTGGGAGTGTGGAACCAACGTGGCCTGCCAGTCCTACATATCCTACTTTGCGTAATCCAAATTTGCTTTCAACAACGGTAACCGATGGAGGTTGTGTTTGGACAGCAATTAATCCGGTTGGTCAAGGTATCAGGGTTAGTCCTACCCCTCCTCAGTCTGGGGTAGTATGGGTAATACAAGTTGTTGGGCAAATGGTTGCCCCCAGATTCACCAATCTTACACAATATTTGAACCCTCTGCCCGATAATTTTGAGTGGGCTTTCAAAAGTGGGTTTTTCGCACAATGTTATAGACGAAATCCCGATCCCAAAGTTAGAGCCAGATTTGCTCAAGAGCAGCAACTATGGCTGGAGTCCTTAGATAAGGCTGTTAGACAGGCAGATAGGGAACCGGATGATTTCGGATTTTATCCGGGAAATGTAGGGGTTATGGACACAGGTTTTGGAATCAATCAGATTACACCCTCACTTCCGTTTGGACCATGGAGTTAGTAATTTAGTATAAAAACTACGGGAGACGTCTTGGCATTTCGCCCGTCTCCCATTTTTATTTTTAGTTGCACGGAGAGGTTATGGCACTGAGTTCTATAAAATTGATACAGACGCTTGAATGGGCAAAACGCTTTATCTCACAGCGTCCTACAGCATTAGGAAATTTCAATGAGCCTGCTGTTAGCAGTGCTAATACAGTTCTTCAGACCATTGTTAGTCCTCCATTCTCGTGGCCGTGGAACCGTGCAGTAACCGGGTTTGTTTGTGTTCCGGGACAGCAGGATTATACCCTGTTTAACTGGCAAGTTGCTACTAATGTATCAGCAGGAACTGTTACAGTGGACAGCAACGGTAATTCACAGATTGTGACCACTGGTGGAGTTACGGGAAGCACTGCTCCAACGTGGAACCCAACCACAGGACAAGTTACGAACGATGGATCAACCGTGGTTTGGATGAATTCTGGTCCAATCGGTTTGTCCGGGGGGTCTACAACTTATAATTTTGGTTGGATCGAGACGGCATCCATAAAAGCGACTAATCCGAATACTTCAGCCCAAGAGTGGAAGGAGATCGAAGTTAAGTTGTGTCTTTCCGCTGAATCTGCGAAATCCAGACCACACGATATTTCGGCACAACTATTTGACTCATTGGGGAACGTAACTTTCAGACTTATGCCTTGCCCAGATCAGGCATACCCAGTGTCCATCACTATTCAGCAGAAGCCAACATTAATCACAAGTCTTAATGGAACATGGGCACCAATTCCAGACTCGTATTCCCATATATATAATTGGGGAATGCTGAGTCTTTTATTTTTGTTCACAGACGATCCCCGCGCTCAGATGGCAGAGCAGAAATTTTTAGCACATATTTTGAGTTCTAGCCAAGGTTTAACTCAGACACAGTT